CATTCTGCCATATTGTTGCTTGAACTTAACGTATCGCTTGGTAAGTCTGATGTCTTTACCTGTTTTACGCTCAATAGTGAGTACGAGCTTTGGTGAACCCTCTAGTAGAACATGGTCTAAGGCACGAGTGACTTCTTCTTTAATGGTATCTGACGTAGCAAGAGTGGGCTTTTCTATCTCTTGTATTACTTGTGCGAGTTTCTCGTAGTAGGATTCTTGCTCTATGCTTACTGAGCCGTCATCGTTCTTAGAGTAGGTTGTTATCTTCTGATGTTTTGGTGTCATAGTCAGCTCCCTTTATTCTTACTTCCATAACGTTGTGCGGTGTATAGAAGAGTTTGTCTTTACTTTGTTTTACTTGGTCTAATATCTCTGAGTATTCGCTCATAAACTGTAGTTCTTCGGCATCTAGTAGGGAATCGTATTGCTCTTGGGTAAGAATGATTACACTCGGTAATGGTTGTAAGAAGAACGCCTGTGTATCTCCTACGATTTTAATAACCTCATCTACAAGCGGTCTGCCTGTTAGCTTTAATACTGTTACATCTAGTTCTTTAGACATGGAACTTTAGCTTTTTCCTTTCTACTTGGTGTCTTATTTTCTTTATTGGTGGGTTCTCTGATTGGTATAACTGCCATGCAATAGCAAGTGACATGATTAAGTCGTCGTGTGCGCCTTGTTCTGCTTGGGCTTTCCAGCTACTTGAGGTTTGGCTGACAATAAATGAAAACATTTCATTGATGGTAGGTTTGTCGTATATTCTGATGAGCTGGTTATCAATGGCTTCTTTAAGCATAGATAGCATGATTGGTCGGGTAGCTGATGATGTAGTGAACCCTAACTTAACTGAGTCTTCTACAAGGTCTGTAGTACCTACGTTCTTCTTCTGGGTGTATATCGTGTACTTACCATCACGATTAAGTGTTGCAAGGCGTTCTATCTCTGCTGTACCACCATTGTTGGTTTCAAAGGCTACTACTGGTTTAACCTTAGTGATGTCGTAGATTCGTTCTAGTTCTAGGTGTATCTGTGGGGTCATTTCAGTTGCTAAGACTTTAGAGTGGAACACTACGGGAATATCTAGGTTTGTCTTTGATAGGAATTGAGCAGCGCAGTAGTCTGTTCCGCCCCATGATGTGTCTACGCCTACTACGATGAACTCATTTGGATGGTAGTTTCTGTACCTACGAAAGCTCATGCGTACCTCTCTAATATTTCTTTTGCCCACTTAACCTTGTCTGCTATACGCTGTCCGCATGGTTGACTTGTATTCCATAGTTCTAGGTTTTCTATTCTATTGTCGGTACGTACACCGTTGATGTGGTGTACGTTCTCATCTTTATCTAGTGGCCTACCTAGATAATTCTCCATTACTGTTCTGTGTTCTAACTTACCTGCAATTATTCTGTAACCATCGTGATTAAGATAGCCGCCAGCAAATTTTGGATGCCTGTCTCCCTTTAAACACTCCCGGCAATAATCGGTCTGCCTCCTATTACCATCGTTTCTACCCATCGGTTTCTTACACGATTCGCAATACCCGTAATGGCCAGAAGCTATCTTCTCTGCTCTCCACTTGTCTCGGTATGCTTTTAGCTTTATTGGGTCTCTGCTGCCGTTCTTACAAGGTTTACACTGGTTTTCATATCCATCAGTATTACCAGAGGCTTTGTAATAACTTCTATAGTCTTTTGTTTCTTTGCAGGTTCGGCAGGTTTTCTCTCCCTTAACGTAGCTATACATTGATTGGTTCTCTCGCATTCTCTAAATACCACCTGACGGCTTCTATATCCATATAAAGCGAACCCGACGTAACAAAAGCAGTTTGAGCATCTTTGGGATGTTCCTGGTCAAATAACCTACCTAAACGCTTTCTCTCTGCTTCTATGAACTCTGGTGGGTAGAACCCGTGTGAGGTATAGAAATGAGCGGTAAAACCTGTTTCGCCTAGTACTGATTCATCGTAGAACTCTTTGAACTCGTTAAACCCGTTAGCAGTGGTCTCAATCACAAACCGTCCGGTAGGGGTAAGAGCTGTTCCTGCTGAGGCGTGTAGCTTACGGAAGTGTTTATAAAAGGCTGCTTCACTCATGTGTAGGTTAGTAATGGTTTTAGATCTACCAAACTCTGTGTTCTCGGCTGTTCCGATAATGTATCTACTGTTTGTTTCTGCGTTGTGTAGTTCGTATTTAGAGTTGTATTTAAGCGGTATCTTTGTGTTGTTCTTTTCTTCGTATGCTTTGATGTACCACTTAACTCTAGCTAAGAGGTCTTGTGCGTTGTCTGCTATGTCAGCAATAACTACTGATAAGCTGTTCTCTTTGAATATGAAGTCTTTAGTAAAAGCACCAAGTATGAATGATGAGAAACCCATCTGCCTACCTTTTAAGATAATGTCTTTACCTGTTGCTTCTGCTACAAAGCGTCTCTGTATGGGGTTGAGTACAAAGGGTACTTCTGTTCCAGTCTTATCTATAATCGTTAGTTGGTCTTCTATGAATAGGGCTGATTTCTCGTAGGGGCTAGTCGTCATACTTCCCCCTCTGCTGCATAAGTAAGTTACCAAAGTTGTTTACTGTTGTACTGTCTTTCTTCTGACCTACACCCATAACCTTGAGTGCTCTATCACTACCTTTTAATCTCATTTCTAGGTCATCACTATTGAGTGCATCGTCTATTGGCTTTAGTACACGTTCGGGTGTTATATTGAGTTTTACCCTTGCTAATTCTATGGCTTCTTGTATCGTAGGTTTTCTCAAGTTCTCTGCTGCTATGCTACTTCCTACGTTATCTTTGTCTAGACTCTCTATTTCATACGCATCTATGGCAGCTTGTGTGTTAGTTTTACCTTCTGCTATACCTTTAACGAACTTAGCTTGTTTCTGTGTTAGTTTAGGTTTGTTAGTCAAAGTTCTATCCCTTCGTATATCTGTATACATTCAGTGTGATAATGCTCTCTGAAGTAACCGCTTTGTATAAAGCCCCATCCTGCGTCTGATGTATCTATTGGTTTGTCGCAGTACATACAAATCTTTTCCTCTGTTTTCATATAATTGTTTACAAATTAGACTGTGCTTAGATTTATGTTTGTTTCAAGTAGACTGAATCTGCGAAAATGAAAGGGGTATAAGTTGTATATCCAAAAAAACACCTAATGGGATTCTACGCACAGTACGCAAAGTACAAAACCACCACTTTAGGTGTGATGGTTTCTAATTTATAAACAAGTTGTACCCTCTAGGGGCAATAGTGCGTGATTTACCTATATTATCTCAGTAAATGCTTTTGTTCGTCTAGTGACTTATCCACATGCTACCTAGAGAGTAATCTTTCGTGTGATCTAGCAGCCATATCTAGCCATTCTTGTTTCTTGGTTTGACGTTCTTCACTCTTTAATCTATTGCGTTGATTGGAGTAGGTAAGGTGACAACTCTTACAGGTGTTCTTTCTGAGTGTTCGTGAGTATGCTTCAAAGTTAAAGTTTGTTTCTGGTTGTGTGATGTTACAGTCTTTACAGGTTTTCATAGTTCCTCCCACTTGAACCTATCGTCTAGTTCAGTATCTTCAAACTGCATGATAGTAAAGGCGTTCCATGCAACAGCAGCTAAGTGATCCTCTGACTTATCACCCATTCTATAGGCTTCTACATGGCGCATAAGACTATCCAGTACTCGTGAGGTAGGTTGTCCCAGTGTCCAGTTATGATCGTCATACTTAACAGCACCTCGTACATATAGATCTGCTAGTCTTTTCAGCGGTGCAGGTGGTATCAGAGTGTATCTAGGTTTACCATCTTGAGTGTCACGCCTAGATCCTGTACTAAACTCTTCACGCTTACCACTGTCTTTAGTTATATAGGTCATTGTCTACCTTTCTATATTGTTCGGGGTATACCTCCCGTCTTAATCTCATATCTGTAGAGTGTGCTAGCGTGTGTGGGTAGCAGTACTCTCCGCTTTCATAGACTGAGTTAGTGCAGTCTTTACACTTCATCAGTAAACTCCTGTTTCTCCTGTGCGTATAAAGGCTTCTATCATACGCTTGTTAGTTGCTCTTTGGCGTTCTATGGACTTTTCTGGTGCGCCTGATAGACGTTTGTGTTCTATGAGCCATTGGCAGACACCATGAATTATGACAATCTTTTCTGCTTTGCCGTGCGGTAAGCGGTCTAGTGCCATATCAATGGGGTAGCCGTGATTTGTGTAGACCTTACCTATACCTATGCCGTAGTCTTCTAGTTCTTGGTAGTTGGGTAGGCGTTTGGTTTCTAGTAGTTCTTCAAGCATCTATTTGCTCCTTAGTTTGCCACTGTTCGGCAAGTTCCAACAGATGTTGTATAACTATAAGCCTAAAGGCTATTGGGTAGTCTTTTTCTTGAGCTACTGCTGCGATTGTTTCAAGTATTAAGTCTTGCATTATCACTCCTTAGTTTGTTAATAGCTTCTCTTTGGGTGGCTCGGAGTTGGTTTCTTGCCTTTATTGCGCCCCTGTAGCCTCTCCCGTCACCAGCTATTGCCATTATTATCATCTGTGGCTTATCGTCTTCACCAATCACTTCTTCTAATAGCCTGTCTAGTAGTTGGTTTTGGTGGCGGTTAATGAGGGCTATAAACATCTGCTCTTGGGCGTGGTCTGTTGATTGTGCCTTTATTGATAGCCATGCTTTCTTTAGCTCATTATTTGTAGTACTCACCTCATTGTGTTGTGGGGCATATTTACCACCAGTGATGTTAAATCCACCAGTTTGCAGTATGTTAATAGCATCATCTATATCTGGTCTGTCGCTCATTTCTTATCTCCATCTATGCCGTCATTACCGTTGAACGAATAGCCTATGCAAGCAGATATTAGTAGCCCACCACTTCCAAACTCGTAATATACGTCATGCTTTCTAGCAACAGCATCTATTCTGTTAATGTCCTTTTTAGAGAACGTGCCAGCAACCGTAATGCCGTAGTACCAGTCTTTAGTGTACTCGTTGTAATTAGCCTTAATCGTGCAGCTAAACGCAAGTTCGCTCCAAATGCTCTGACGTAAATCATCAAGTATTCCGTGTAGGTTAATGTCTTTAGGGTCTTTTCTCATTTCTCACCTCCATCTGTGTTAGATTGTAGTTCAGCAATTTCTGCCTTACTCATAACCTTTAGTTTTACTGGTGTTCCACCATCTCTATCAACTAGGTAATAATATCTGTTTTCAAGCTCTCGCATAGTCGTATACGATAGTGCGGTCTTTACTTCTTCTATCCTTGCTCTATTACACTCACGTTCAATGATGGCTTGGATTGATTGTTCAGCCTCTTTTCTACTTATTCCAGCCTGGTCTGCTGGCACTTTACTGCCCTCATCAAGCATTCTGCCACGCCTTATCATCTCTACTAAATTACTTATTCGCTCGTCTAGTTCGTCTGTCATAGTGTGTCCTCTTTTATTGGCCAGCCCTCGTAAGTATCACCACCAAATAGTTCTTCTTCTGTTGTGTAGTTGGTTATGCTCATAGTGTGTCCTTTGGTGGTGTTACGCATCTTACTGGTGCATCTTTAACGCTATGAAAAGAACAGGGCGTGTAGTTAAGCCATACATATCTGATACCAAAAGCTACCGCTATTACTGCAATTAGTATTAAAACGGCAGCCACCATAATGCCAAAATCTTCTATCTTGTTTCTAATCTTGCTCATATTCTTATCTCCTTATTTATGGTTAGTGGGGGTGGATTTAGCTATCACCATATAGGCGTTCCATATTCTGTTTCCCTCATCATCTTCAACATCATAATTTCTTCCGATACCAATGTTTTCGGGCGATGTATCTTCTACTACTTTAACCTTTGTATTACCGTGACTAGCAATAAACTCATCACCAAAATAGACCTTATTGCCATTAGCATCTTTGATATTCGCAACTTTCATACTTTCTCCTTATTTAGTTAATTGATGGTTGGGTGGCTGCGAGTAATAAAGCGAGCTGGTCTTAGAGTGCACTCTGCACAGCCTGTTACTCACAGCTAACCAACCACCAGTCTTAGTGTGAGATGGGCTTGTATAGTGTCATCGCAACAAGCACCTACAAGATTATCCATCTCACTGTTCTTGGCTGTTACTTTGGTTAGGTATTTAGCCGTTCCCATTGTCACTTAGCTTCGTCAAGCACCAAGTATATTAAAGTTCTACCAGCCGTAGCCGTTGCCGTTGCCGTCGCCGTAGCCGTTGCCGTCGCCGTAGCCGTCGCCGTAGCCGTCGCCGTAGCCGTTGCCGTCGCCGTAGCCGTCGCCGTAGCCGTTGCCGTTGCCGTAGGTCGTTAGGCTATCCTCTCCCAGACTCGCAACGATATTTGTTGCGACTGACATTAGTTTAGTTCCTTGTCCCAGAGTTTATCGTCACAGTTTATAGTGGCTACTACAGTAAGAACGTGAAACTCTACATGACCAGCCTTATCTAGTTTTGTGTTTGGTTGCTTTCCGTCTAATGCAAGCTCACCAAGTCCTTTAGTAGTACCCCAAGTTCGGATAACGTGTGCATTTTCTAAAGTTATAATATCTCCATCTATAGAATATCTGCCAATCATTACCCAGCCTCTTTGTAGGACTACAATCTTAATGTCGCTGTTCTTTGGTTCAGTACTTTGTGAGCCCTTTAATACATACACTTCGCCGTTTATTTCTAGTTCGTTAATAGTTGTTTTACTCATATTCATTCTCCTTATTAGTTAAAGTTCTTCCCCGTATGTTGGGTATTCGCTAATCTCACCTCTACAGACTAAATGACCAAGTGCTATTTGTTGTCTGCGTGTCCATATCTCTATTTGAGATTGTGCGTGGTCTACCATACTCCATAAATGGTCAGATGGTAGGTCTTTGAAGTTTATGTGTTCGCTCATTACACCTCCTTTAGATAATCGTTTATTAGTTTGGTAAGGTCTTCGTCTGATATGTGGAAAAGTAATCCCATAACATCATCTCTACCTCTTTTCATATAAAGAGCGTTGAATATTACTTGCCCAAGTCTTTGACCCTTTAGTTTATCTTTGGCTGGTTTTGCTGTGATAGGCTCTGCGAGTATCTCTGCCATTTCTTTTACTAACCAAGCTAGGTCAGATTGCAGAGTGAGCTTGTGCGTGTTGAGCAGTATCTCCAGTTCTTTTTCTCTTGATAATCTTTTCATTACTGCTCCTGCACATTCTTAGCTGGTTGAACATTATAGTGGTTGTCTGTTTTTCCGTAGTTGTCTTTTACTTCTAGTGTGGTGTAGCCTGTTTCTTCTACCTTAAAGTCTGCCATAACTCTTGTTACAAATATGTGTGTAGCTATGTAGAACGCTCCAAATAGTGATAGTAGAAAGAGTAGCCAAACTGTTATTAAACCTCTGTTGCTCATTTAAGTGACCTCCTATGATGACTTAATGTCTTTTTTAGTTGCCAAAGTGCTGCTTTTGCCCCGTCTGATTCTGCGTAGGGAATTAGGTTTAGTACGGTTATTTCGTCTTGGTAGTAGTCCATTATCAGAATTAGTCTTGCGAGGCTTTCTCTTAGTTTTGTTGTTGAAGTTGCCGTCATTGTCCCTCCATAGAATTAGTGCTGTGAATAGTATTGATAGAATAGCTAGAAGTTTAACGGCTAGCACTTGAACCTCTACGGCTTATTGCTCCACCTTTAGAACCACTGCTGCTTGGGTGTCGTGGGTCGTCTTCTGAGTAGTGAAGTTTAGCGTATGCAAAACCTCCTGTAGTTCCTTTCTTACCTCCCAACGCTCCGATTTTACGGTAATAGTCGGGGTCACGTTCTTTAAGTTTAAGGGCGGTTATAGATCCGCCAGTTTTGTTACCTGCCATTTAGTCCTCCCATTTATGTTGCTGTTCTTCTTGTTCAGCTATTATCTTTTCTAAATCCATTACTTGCTTGCGTAAGTCCATATAGTCTTCCATTTCTAGCACGGTAAGTATTGGTCGGTTGTTGCCAGTAATGTGTAGTACGGGTACTTGTGCGCCAGTAGCTTGTGACTTCGCCTGTTCCCAGAACGCCCATAGTTGAACTTTCTCTTGGTTCTTCACTTCGTCTACATACTTGTAATCGTTAGGCTTCCATATATCGCCTTTGTGCCACTGCATAGCACCAGACATAGGCATACGGCTAGCTTTCGGGTCTATCTCGTATCTTCTATAGGATTCTGCTACTTTACGTTCTGCACGGTTGCCTTTTTCTTTCTTACTGCGTGGTGTGGTAGCCATTAGCGCACTTCCTCTGCCACTGTTGCACCCCGTGAATAACGAGCGTTCTTGAACAAGTTGTATCGCATTTCTTCAACTTCTTCTGTAGCAGGGTAGAGTCCTTGTTCCTGTAACTTCTGACGGGTTCGCCTGATAGTTTCAGGGCTTATTGCTTTGTATTGAAAGAACTTACGAAAGTTTAGTTCGTAGTCGTGGTCTTGTAGCCACCATACCGCTAGAATAAGTTTCTTGTCGTCACTTCTGGTTTCTGGGTATAGTTGTAAGGCTTTTTCTGTTAGTGTCACGTTATTACCCTCCCAATGTTCTTTTCTCTTGTTAAATGATTGTGACGTGATTGCGCCACTCCAACCTGCCGCCACGCAGAAGCAACTATTCTTGTGAGGTATTTGATTTGACCTTTTTCTTCAGCCATTTCAAACCTTACTCTGCTTTCTGCTGCGCTGGCAGATGACCCTCCGGTAATGTACTCGCCTAGCTTTTTACCTAAGCGTATTTCATAATCTCGTTCAAAGGTTGCTAGATGTAGTTCAACTGCTCCGGTGTACTGTGCAAGTCGTTGCATCTGTTCAGATATTGCATCTGGGTCTGATGTACCATTTTTAGTACGGAGTTTGTCTTGTGCATCTAGCATTCCCTTGATAGCGGTTTCTAAGTCCATTAGAATGGTATCTCGCTTAAATCTACTTCGTCCGGCACTTCTGCCACTACTTCATCTTTCTTAGCAAACTTTTCTCGTTGTGCTTCCCAACTGCCTTTACTCTCGGTCTTCTGATACGGTTCACTAAAACTGATTGAAAAGTACTCCCGTCCATCATGAGTAGTTCTTCCCCACAAGGCCAGTTCAAAGTCAACTCCGTTGAAGTTTCCTTTGCCTCGGTAGTCTGGGTGCTTTTCTTGTTCTTTCTTGTCGTTGAAAAAAGCAACGCCTTTATTCTTGTTGTCATAGTCTGCCATTATTTCTCCTTAGTTAATAGTTCTGGGTTCTCGTAGATGTTTCCGATAACTTTGTTATCTCGTATAAGTTGCCATAAGTCCGTTCTAAAACCGCTTTTAGTCCACCTACCTACATAACCGCCTTCGTGGTATTCAATAATGCAATTCTCATCATCTAGTCCGATATATATGACATCTCCCTCATATATCTCTACACCGTTCTTGTCTTTAAGGCCGGTGTATTGCATAATGTCGTGCCTTAGTGATGCACTTGCCACTGAGTCAATAAATGGCTCAAACTGGTCTGAGAAGTACCACGTATCGGCATCAATCATCTCTTTAGTGGTTCTATCCCACGCTCTAAACTTAATCTCACGCATACTATTCACTCTTGTTTAAGAATCTTAGAAACTCATAGGTTGCTCGTACACCAACCACGATTAGGGCAAACATCACTATGTAGTACCAAACATCGTTTGTAATTGATTTAGCTTCTGTATAAGCGAACACCGCTACTACTAGAAGTGCTATGCTTTGTATTAGCTGTTCAGCGTTCTTTACTACTCGTGCTGTGGTGCTTACTGTGTTCTTAACTGTTTCTTTAGCCTTGTTAGGCTTAGATTCTTTAACTTCTTTAGATTTACTCATCTTGTCCTCCTAGACTTGTTAATACTTCAAGCACCTTATCTGCTTCTTCTTCAGTGGTTACTTGTTCTTTACCAATTTCTTTACGAATAAACTCTTTCATTTCTTTATGGTCGGTAATTCCACCGTTCCAAAACTCGTGTATGATTTCACTACGCTTTTCATCTAGCGGTGTAATCTTTGCTTCACGTTCTTTGCGAGTTGGTGGCTTTGGAAAACCAGTTACTTGTGACTGTTGGTATGACCTTGCAGCCTTGTTGCCGTCATCGTCTTCATCTGCAACTATTCCTAGTGCTGACATAGCACCGTATCTGCGAGCGTATGTGATTGCACTACCTTGACCTTGAGGGTCGTTCTTAGGTAGTAGTAGTGGCATTGTTGCGCTCATAAACTCACCACTCGTATGTATGAGTGTTGTTGTGAGTGAACTTTGCCCGTCTATGTTGCTAACAAACTGGGTAATTGCTAAACCGTTCTTAGATAAGATGGGTAGCATTGATTCCATAACTGTCGCTAGATCTACATACTTGCTTTTGAAAAATGGGTTATCTGCTGTTTTCTTTAGCTTTGGCATTTCTTCTTGTACCGCCACTAAAGCTTTAGCTAGTTCCGCTATTGATTCGCTTTTCATAATTCCTCCTTAGTACTCGTCACCAAAGCGTGGCTCTGGGTCAGGGTATTCTTGATACATTGGGTGATTTTCTCGTTCCCACTCTGCACGATCGTAATCGTCTTGTTCTCGGTGTTCGTCTTCTAAAATACCGCTATCCATGTCTTGCCTCCTTGTGTGTAAGATTCATACTCCCAGTCTTGTTCACCGTTCTCAAACTTAACGGTAATCTTCTTAGTAGATACGTCTTTAACTGGTATTCGTTTTGCCTTACCAGTTCTTAACTCCGCTAGCTCCATCATGCGTGGTTCTATGTCACGCTTAAACACGGCTAAAAAGCCAGTTGCCTTTGATACATCGTTCATAATTTCCTCCTTATTCTTACGCTCTAATCGGGGGGTGCAAAATCATCGCACCAACTACCCCCCAAACAGAGCGCAAGGCTCTGTTAATACCAGTGATTAACTTTCCAGAATTGATACGCCTGATAGTAGCTACCATAACGACTTGTTACATACTGGTACTGCCACTTCAGCGCTACAACTGGGTCACGCCAATCACCTTTAATCTTTGAACAAGGTAATGCCTGTGCTAATGAACACGCACCGCTACCTTTATTGATAGCGTTCGGATTCCAGCTTGCTTCACGGCTTACTATATAATCTGCGTACTGCCAGTCGCTTTCTGGTACTCCGGCTTGTCTTAGCCAGTCATACTTTGTTCCTGTTATTTGAGGCTTCGGTACTGGTGTAGGTGCAGGTTTTGGCTGCTCAACTGGTTTTTCTACCTGTTCACTCGTAAGAGGTGGCTGCTTAGAACTCTCAGTTGCTACGTCCGTTGCGTTGTTAATGTGTACCGGAGCTGCCTCGGTTAATCTTGTCGGCTCTGCTGCAAGTAGTACGAATAATGCCGCCACTACTGCGAACCTGAAGATTATCTTCATGTGCTTCTCCTGTTAATGTATTGCTCGTTCAGAGCTGAGGGCCGTATAGGAGTTGCACCTATATATCGGCTACCCTCTTGGGTAATTGCTCGCCCAGCCCGTTAGCTCTGAATGAACACCTGCCTGAACTTCCCCTCAGAAGCCCTTGTTGTTAAGGTTGCCTATTAAAAAAGCGAACCTTGCGATTCGCTTGTATCTCACTTGGTATATTGTGCGACTTTTGCGAATCTAGTTTTAACTATACTCCCTATTTACGCTTATGTCAATGTCTTTTTTGTATTTTTATTGCTTTTTCCACAGTTTCTTGATATAATCCCCTTATAGCAGCTCCAGGTGCGACAAAGCGAATCGTCAAGACTGGAGCTGTTTTTTTATTGGTTTACTAATTTAATGATTAGCTTTGTTCGTCTTTTGTTCTTTCTTGACCGATAGCGATCTGAAAACATTTCTGCTTCCTGACGGGTTAGAACTATCTTACCGTGACAGTTATCACAATAGGCTACGAATATTCTCATGCGGTCTTGTTCATCAAAGATGATACTCCCTGTTGCCTGTTTCTTACCCATGTAAGTAAAGTTGTTTAACACTTGCATACAAACCTTTCTTACCCTCCAATTAAAAAAGCCATAGAGTGTCCATATATCCCTGTATATACTTAGGATAGTTAGAACATCTAAAGCTAGAGTTACTTATCTTTTGAAATACCCCTGTTAATATTTCTTTTATAAGTGTGTGGTTTAGTCTTTATATTGACTCGGATTTGTCTTGCTCTCTTGCTTTCGCTTTAAGAACGGCTGAACCTTTCGGTATACAGGTCGGTAGTTGCAGGACTGGCAGAGCTACCCTATTTTTGCCTAAGCAATTCTCTCCGTAGGTTTTTATTAGTAGTACCCACTAACTACTTACCCTCGCTTATTTGTATGCAAGGGCTTCTGAGGGGAAATTGATTAAACTATTGTACCACTATGGTTTGACAATTACAAGTAGTTACTATACAATGTAAAGTAGCGGTATGCTAAAGCAAAGTGTTGAGAACACCATACCGAAAAGATAGTATTGCAATCTACTAGAACTACCAGATCCCTCGCTGGTAGTTCTTTTCTATTCAAACGGTGAAACAATAATGTATTCAGGTACTTTGTAGATCACGTTTAGTAGGTGTTCGTTACTGTGTTTCATAATGTCCAACCTATAAACAGAATCAAAGCTAGTAATGCGCTTGCAGCTATAAGAAAGTTCTTTAGTTGTTCGTGGTTAGGTTCAAAGTCCATTACTCTTGCGCCTCTCTTAACCAATCTTTTGGTACTGTTTTAGTGTTTTTCAAATCCTGTAGTAAATCTGCGTGGTGTTGTGCTAGGTCACTTTTAGATACTTCGGCCATATTTAAGTGTTGGACGTAGTTGTTTTCTATTATGAACTTAGCTAGTTTTGCGTATAGTGGGTTCTCTACCCAAACGTGCTGTGCAAGGTTGTCCTCCCAGTCTAATATAAGAAACACATGATTATGCACCGCCAGTCTTCCGAAGTAAGTAAACAATGCGCCGTTGTTCCTGGTCATAAACCAGGGTTCACCGTTTCTCTGTAGCTCGTAACCCTCTTCGCTACTCATCACCGCCCCTTTGGTTTAGTTCAAATACTATATGTGCTAGTCTTCTGCTGATTGCTTGTCTTCTTTCATCACCATGCGGTATCATTCTTGTTTCCAGTAGGTCGGTTAGTGCTTCGTTTAGTCGCCAGTCTGACCACTCAGTAAAGTCATATAGTTCATGGTTACTCATAATCTAACTCCAACTGCACAGCGTATTTTGCCATTAGCTGTGTCTGACTTATGCCTAAACGTATACAGTGTTGCTCACCTAATAAGTCGGTGTAGAGAATTGCTTTGTCCATTTTCTGGTCAAATACTGACTGAGGTATAACTTCCATTACGCAGCCTCCTTACCAAGTCCGAGAAAGTCAATTTGCCATTCTAGGTGTTGAGCGTACTGATAGGCTTCATCGCCTACTTCATCATCTTGTGAGGCTAAGTGCCATAGGTAATCAGCCTGTACGATTGCACCCTCTCTGCCGTCTGTAACATCTAAACCTCTTAAATGAGATATAGCAAGCTGTCCGAGTTGTTGGCTCGGTGGTTTAATTGGTGGTATTTCTTGGTGTAAGCGGTTGTGAGTTGGTATGTAAAGTCCGTGAATAATCATGCCTGGGTGTTCACGAATTGCCCGTGTTAAACGGTTCTCAGCCCATTGTCGCTTGTTCCAATTTAGGTGGTGGTCATTGTATTGGTGTTTCACTATTTATACCTCGGATTTCTGCGTATTGATGTCCTAGACTGTGACCAACCGCCACAATCCCCACATTGAAACCTCTCTACGGTTGTGGTGGCGTTAGCCTTAAACTTTTCTCTTGGTTGCATATTTTGTGACATACACTTCGGGCAAACACCCTCTTGACCGCTTAGTATGTTCATAGGTGGGTGGTTTTCTATCCACGGGCGCATACGGATATATATGTCTTCTAATACAACTACGTCTTGTCTGTTGTATCGTTTTAACTTGTTCCACGCCTTTTGGTCGCCATTGATACAAGCAAGCCATACAGAGAAACCGCCTAGTTCAGCTTTGCGTTCTACGTCTAGTTTTTCTGCAAGGTCTTTTAAGCTGTTTGATGTAAAACGAAAATACCGCTTGGCGACTTGTAGTGTGTCAACCGAGCGGTATGGTGCTGGTGGGTCAAACCCGAACTCTAGAAACTTTGCATTAAGCATTTTGTTGTCAAACCCGTTTGAGTTGTGACCGATTACTACGTCTGCTTCGCTTAATGCTTCATGTGCGATGGCAAGTAACTCCTCCTCCGTGTATTCATCTTGTGCGTACACTTCTATGGCTCTCTTGCCTAGCCATTTGAACCCGTACGCCATAAGCTCCCACTGTTTCTCAAACTTTTGTACGTTCGTTTCCCACTTGCCGTAAACGTAACCCAAGTTTGGGCCAGCTTCTATGTCGTGTAGAAGCACTTTTGGCTCTCTGTGTACGGGTTGTCGTTCCATTTTTATTCTCCAGTATCGTTTAGTGCTTTGTAAGTGTTGTCTGCTGTAGCCTGGGTACTTTGTCTGCAATTCTTCTATTGAAAGGCTGAGTAAATCTTTTAGCCTTTCCCCTTCCCAAAAGGCAGTACGTCCCATTCTTTAGCCTTGTGGTTGGTCTGGCGTTACATTAAATGCCGCCAAAGCACTTACGCCTGTTACGAACGCTGCCCATAATTGAGCTACTAATTCGCTAGCAATTCCCTGACTTACAAGTACTGCTACAAGTGGTGTACCTATAACAGTGATGACGTAAAGTGTTGCTCGTAGTTTTGCTGGTAATGTTACTTTCATTTCTTAATCCCCATTCTGGCAATAAGCCATCTTAATACTTCACCGAGTTTGTTTAGGAAGTCGGTGTCTTCGCTATCTCCGCAAGTTGCTAGTTGTGCTTTAAGTTCTGCGTTCTCCTTTTCTAAGTCGCTTACTTTATCTGCTAAGGTATCTACCTCTGCTTGTTTTTCGTTCACTGTTTGCGTTAAACCAATAATCTGAGCTGATTGCTTTTCAATGGTTGCTTGCTTATCTGCTACTGCTTTGGTGAGCTGGGTAATCTGTGTGTTCAAGTTAGCGTTAGTCGCTTTAAGCGCATCACGTTCTGCGTAGACTTTCTGTAGTCGGCTATCTCGCCACTCCCTTGCTTCGGCACTCAAGAAAAATGCACTCATTTGAGCGTTGCTTAATTCTTTACCGTATATGTCGCCTTGTTTTGCTTGTAGTGCGTTTGGCTTGCCGTCATAGCCATTACGACCCATGAAGTGCCAGCCTATTTGCCTTGATACGTCGTCGTTAATTCCTGCCATAGAAACCTCCTGTGTTACCACTCTTACGTTGTTTACTAATTCACCCCAGCCTAGGTAACTACCGCCTCTAAGGTAGTTCGTAGATAAGGTGTTTACATTTGCATAATATTTACCGTCCGTCCAGATACGTCCGTCTGCTAATCTGACAGCGATGTGACCCCAGTTCTTGGTTACTCCACCAACGTTGCCAGTCCAATTGAAGTAAACAGGTACGCTACAACCGCTAGGGAAGTTTTGGTCTTTGTGCTGGACGTTGTTCTGCCAATCCAAAAGGGCGTAATCCCACTTGGCTGGTATGCCGTAGCCTTGGCGAACATTTTGCAAACACCAGTACGGTTTTGTACCAGCATTGGCGATGATAAATGGTTTTACTTGTGTCATTTTCTCCCCCTTATGTGGTTGATGATGTACCAAGACAGAAGAACCACCAGTGGAGTACCCAAGAGAGCGGTGACGTTCGGCAAGTGAAGTATCGTGTTGGTGATAATCATTGTCAGGTAGATAAAGACGATTGACGCACCGAGGTAGTCTTTGTATCTAATCGTGAACCCCAGCATAAATACGATTATTCCTATTCGCAAAACCATGAGGGTGTAAATTGCGTCCATGTCATACTCCTTTTATGGCGACATAACCAGCTATCAGCGTGGCGAGTGCCCCGAATATCCCTACGAGAACCTTTGCCCAGTCAGTTACAGGCTTGTCTTTCGTGTTGTCAAAATGAGCGTTGAAGTCTTTTTCAAGATTGGTAACTTTATCTTCTAGGCGGGCAATCGCTAGGGTATTGGCAGAGTGGGCTTCGGCACTACGAGCGTTGGCTTTTATCTGCTCTTGGTAGTTGCGCTCCATCTGGTCTTTGAGTTCGTCAAGTCGGTAGAGAATCAGTGCGACGTTGTCTTTGTTGGAGTTGGTGTTTGTTCGGGGTGTCATAGCGGTGAATTGTTAGGCTGCCTCGTACTCGATTGTCAAAGAGTTTATACGCTTGTTTCCACTTGCAGTAAATGCGTTGAATGCGTAGTCTAATGCCACAGTCACAGTGCTGCCTCCAGAAACAATTACGGCTAGGCCAGGTACGTTCTTTGCTGTTCCGTTATCAACAATCTCCGCAGGGGCAGTCCATCGAGCATTGGTTCTCGGAACGGCAGTAAATGGTAAGGTGACTGTACATGTAGTGGCATTACTTGTGCCGTTATTGGGTTGCCGTATGTTAAGGGTGATTTTCTTCCCTCGGCGGCAGTAGTAGTAGACACCACCTGAAGGGTTAGCACTCCAGCCAGATAAAGTTGGGTTCCATTCTCGCCATTCTTCGGTTTTTTCTGGGCCATTTGGGCTGACTGGGTTGCCAAGCGAATCACCGCCAGCCTGTACCACGCTTGCAATCGCTGACACGTTCGTGACCACCTTTGCCACACGGATATTTCCTGCCGTGAGGGATGGTGAGGCTGCCCCATTGGCTACTTCTGTGTAGGTGACAGTTCCTGAAGCGTTGATGTCTACATAGGTGTCTTTAGAAGCGGTATAGGTCTTGTTGGCTACTGAATTAGCCGTGTAACGCACCCCAGAGATGTAATAGACGATGTTGGAGAACGTGCCGACAAGTCCAGCTGATTGAGCGACTGTGCCACCGCTTGCTACAAAGTTAGAGATAATCTCAGAGCGTATAGTGTCAAGTGATACAGAGTTTTGTTGTAAGTCAGTCGTGGCGTTAATAGTTGCTGCCGTTACACTAGTTGCTGTGACTGCTCCGTGAGTACCGTCTTGATTGTGTTCTACTAAAACACCATCAGTAAAGCGGTTGTCACGATAGGCACTGACTAGTATATAAACCCTAGTTGTGGCTGCTGCTGCATAGTTTCGGTTTGCGTCACCGCCTACATAGGTTAGGTTATTGACTTGAGTGGCTCCTGATACGGTTCCCCTGAAGACGTTATAAGTCCCAGAAACACGGTTGCCGTCTGCGTCTGTTTCGTCTATAGCAAAGGTAACACCAGTGCTCGTTGGCCAGTTGGTTGTTGAGGCTACGTTGATAGACGTATCGCCTATTGTGTAGCCTGGTGCTGATAATGTTGTTGCGGTACTTCTGCCGACTTTGTGAAAAAAGTCATCTGCTGATGCGCTCATTGGTTTACTCCTGTGTTATTTTTCATGCTTTTAATACCAAATCCTCTAATCTGAACCCTTTAGAATTGACAGCAGATAAGATGTAATCTGATCCAGCCGTGTCTGCTACGACTTCCCAGCTCAACTCTGCTAATAATCCTTTGGGGCGAACTTTCAATACGGCGACTGATTTACCGTAGGTGTTTACAGGACCGGGGTCAGCGTCGTATTCATATACGTCATAAATCCAGTCTTCATAACCTGTTGGGGTGGTAGTAACGGTAAAAGAATCGGATCCGGTAGATTGTTGCACCCCTTTTCTGGTAAGCCCTGTAGTGTTGATTGTGACCGTGCCTTTTGGATATAAGAGTTTGGCGTAAAGTTTTCTAATTTTAGCCAAGGTAAGTCCGTCTTCATCCCATACCATAGCCTTGAAAGCTGCACGGCTTCTAAATGGTGTGCCGTTGTCTTGGTGGGTTTGTGCGCCAGCTCTGGTAAACTCTAAAATGATGTTGTCTTGTAAGATACAAAAATGAGTCTTACCTGAGTTGTCTTCGTACAGCCACATATCTTTGGCAGAAACAGGCCAGCGAAGAATCCAAGCATTTTTTCTAGCAGTGTCCATGTACCATATCTCGTTGTTTTCGGTGCTTCCGACTGGTAAAGCCCAGTAAAGTCGGTCTTGGTATTCAACTCCTACGGCTTTGTGAAGATTAGCTAGACTTAAATTGTCTACGTCCGGCTCTATTCCTGTTGAAATTGAGTTAGTAGTAAGGATATTAACAATGTTTTGTGAAGTTCCAGTACTCTTAAAGTCTTGTCCAGTTGGGTAGTAAAGAGAGTCACGAGCCTTAATAGTTCCTCGTGGTGCGTAAGTGCCTGATTGTCCGTTCGCCTCGTAGACGTTAGGATAAACAATTACTTGGTCGCCAATCGTTAAGGTTTCAAAACTAACGTGGAATAATTTACCTTTTCCGGCAGCACCTCTCGCTGAAACTGTGATAACTGGGTCACCTTTACCATTTCTGAAGCCGTCTACATAGTTAAGTTCGGTGTCACCGTCTTCGTCTATTGGTACAAAACCACCACCTTGAGAGCCTACAAATGCCCCTGTGCGTGGGCCACTGTAGTAGAGTTTGTTATCTGCTGTGATTCCGAATATCTGTGAGCTACGGTTGTCTGCGTACATATAAGTAAATACCGCACCCTCTGTTGAGTTATCGTCCGGTGCTGGCTTATATGGATTCGTAGCTAAAGTACCTAAGTCCCTAAAAGTTACCGCTCCTGATACGGTGTATAGTTCTTCAAAGTTTGCGTTGTCCGTTGAGTAGTAAATCGTATAAGAAGTCGCACCACTAACTAAACCCCACGTGACATCAATATAATCGGTATTTTCTATCCAGTCGTCACGAATCTTACCAGAACTTACCGTACCTGACGTTGAAGCGATAGATTCGCCAACATCATTATTAGCTGATACACGGTAGTAATGAGGGTATGTCGGCCCAGTCATACCTGATTTAGTAACTGTTGAGATGGTTGGTGTAGATAATGAAGAGTACGTCACTACTGAATCAGTAGCTAAATTGACATACGATAGGTTATCAACGCCATTATATATGTAGGCTTTACCCATGTTTTGAACACATGAAGCCCACGCTTCATCGTCGTACGTTCCGCCTATTAACGTAAATGTACCACCGTCTTTTTGTTTGTAGAGTTTTCCAGTTCCAGAATCGTTTAGCATCCACATTAAATAGCGTTCGCCACTATGTTTGAACTTACCCCGTCCGATTACTGGTAGGGTAGGTTGTGTACCGTATCTGTTAAGGGGTGGTCGTGGTCGTACTACACCGTCCTGTACGAGTTCCATGTTAGTCATGTCAGAAAGAGAATCTGGTGGTCTGCGTGAATCATCTATTGTAGAGATGTATGCTTTTAACCACTTATTCTGATGCACGTTTACTTCTTTTCGTGCCTTTCGTCTATTTCTCTTAGAGGTTACTTGATACGGCATTAGTTAATCTCCGCACTGCGTATCCTGTAATGATTGTGAGATGTAACTCGTGGGTTGTTGTATGTACCTCTGCGGTTGTTGCGTACCATTTGCATATAGAGAGCGTTAGCTTTGGCGTTCAAGCCCTCAGCTTTGTCTTCGTATACAATGTCGTTAAATGCTACTTCAGCAGCAACAGCCATTACTCCCCAGTAAGGGTCGGGTAGTGGTAGGTCGTCATCTTCAAGCGAAACATCTGCGGGCATATAGTAACCTGGTAGATAAAGCGTTCCGCCTACTATATCTTCGCCAGCTTCTATTTCGTTGGTAAAGTAAAGTATTTGAGGATTAACACCAGCTAGGTATACTTCTCGCTTGTTGTCTTTGCGTTCACGAGGTTTTATTAGGTCGTAATATACCTTTTGTGAGTTAGTGTCTACGATAAATGCTTTGTCGGAGGGTGCGATTAGTTCGGTTTCGCAGTTATATGTAGGTGTTGCAGAAGCGGTAACTACACCTAAAGAATCAACGCTCCAGGTTGCGTCCCATAGAACACGAGAGTTGCGATATAGTTCGTCTTTTTTACGGTTAAGTGTAGCTACCCAGTAGTTAGCTTCGTCAGTACCAAACGTAGGTGCGTCGTCGTCAGTTCCACGTAATGCCAGATTAACGTGAGTTAAGAACTCACTAACTGTCATATTTCCGTACTAGACGGTTTGTACGATTTAGGTAATGTTGTCATCTGCCTAGCTCCGTGCACGGCTGACGTAACAGATCGTACTATTATGATTACATTATAGCATATTTTTCTATACAGTTAAAGGCTTGTGGTATAGTAATTCACCATTTTTTCTAAGCTGTGTGGCGGTTGCTTTGTCTTTTGAGCTACCTAAGTGTATGTTTTTACCATTTACACCAATCGTTGCTACCCATAGGTCGTATTGTGGCACATATCTTACTCCTGAGTGTCCAGATGTATTTCCTCTCATTAAACCTCTGTTTATTGCTTGAACAGTTGCGGTTGCCCACCTTAAATTACCAGGCACATATCCTTTTGTTACATCAATTCTATCTATGCTGTGGTTCTTTGTTGGCCTTTCGCCAAGATTTGTGATTACATATTCTCTGAAATTACTGTATCCGTTTATTCCAAGCCATTCATCATATACAGATATGCCCTTTTCCCCATAGGTGTAGTACATTTGTGCATTTTTGTTATAGCAGCGTTCTTTTATTTTGTGGTATTTCTTATATAAGTAGTCGTTGTGTCTTGATTCTCCTCTGATTGCTACCGCATCGGTATTGCCATGTCTTTTTATCCTAAGATAATGAGCGTTACAATATCCATTTACCAGGTATCTTTTTGTCTTGTTTCTATTTAGTTTTCCAAGACCCGTGCAGTTGTCTACTTTACAGGTTTTGTTTGATATAATCATAGTTAAGTCTCCTATTTACTTTAAGCGGTGGTAGGAGGCGTTTTTGTACGTCTCTTATCTGTTATTATATCACGATTGGGCTTCTTCAAGCAACTGGCGTAGTGACTTGGTAATAGAGGTAGGGTTAGAGCCAAAGCCGAATAGTTTGTAGTCCATACCGAGTGAACGTTTGCCGGATCGTGAACTAGACTTTTTCTTAGTTGATGTTTTCTTAGTAGTTTTTGTAGATGTTTTTGGTGTCACTGTACTGAATGGGTCAAAACCTTGTCCTTGTAGGTAAGCTATTTGGTCTTTGGTAAGTTTCTTGCCGTCAGCTTCTATGACGTTGTTCTTAACGCCCCATGCTATCTTTTCTGAGCCGTATACAACATCGTTAATCTTCTTTAAGACTTTAACTTTGTCTTCATCAGATAGATTCTTGTATTGGTCTGATTTCATTACTTCTTCGTAAACTGGTTTCATAGCTTTACCAGTTGTTTGGTTCAAGTCAAGTACTTGTTTTTTATCTAGGTTTACGTCTTTTCCAAAGGCGTTTTTGTTTGCTTCTGACGGCAATATACCGTTGTCTGTTTCAAACAGTCTTCTTAGCTCTGCGGTGGTGTCGTCGCCACGAACCTTACTTGGTCGTAGTGGGTTTACATACTGATTTAAGAAGTTGTCTTTCGCTGGTAGTGGTTCACCGAATATGTCGTTTTTAGTAGGCACGTCATCTCGTAGTCCAGGTATACCAAGCTTAATAGACTCTGGTATAGAGGTTGCTTTTCTCTGAACTGGGTCGGCTGCTCTTGTGGCTGCTCGTACAAAGTTAGGGGTAACGGAGCTAAATGTCTGTTCCATCCAGCTTCGTGCTTCTCTTTGTGGGTCTTGTATTGCGCTTAGTACACCGTTAATACCTTTTAAGAACGATTGCTCTTGAATAGACTGCGCTGCCGTAGATAGAGCTTTAGTAGAAGCCTCACCTGCTGATAAGCCGTCGTCCATGTCTTGTTTAGCCTGTCCACCGATGGCCAGTAGAGTTCCGAAAGGTTGTAGGTAGTTAAGAGAATACCACCTATCGCCAACTCGTACTGAATATGGTTGTTTGCCCTCTGAGTCCCAGAGCTTACGTTCTTTTTCGTCTTGTGGGTAGCCAAAGGTCATTAAGTCGTTACTTGCAAGTGCCATACCTGCGCCTATTGCTACTGCACCGAACGAGCCGTTTCCTATTGATTGCGCCATAGCTCTTTGGTCAAAAGGCTTTCCGGCTTTTACGTTTACTATTTGATTTACGGTTTCTTTTGCAAGTCCGATAGGTGTGCGCTCAATTAAGCGTGTTGCTATTGCACTCGGTGTACGAACGAACGGCATTACAAAGTCTGATACAGCCTTAGCCGCTGGTGACTTCTTTTCTAGTTTCTGTTTTAGTCCTGAAGCGATGTCGTTAAGTAATGTGTCGTTCTGGAAGGTAGCTCGTGTACCCTCGTCTGCTGCACGTTGCATAGCTTCTTTTGGTGGGTTGGCTAGGTATTCTTGTACAAATTGTTGTTTAGCTTTGCCTTTTAGCCCTTTGTTTATAGCTGCTGCATTCGCCATTGAGCTTATTGCCTCACCTTGTGCGCCCATTCTAAATGGTGCATCAGCTACACCCATAAGTCGGTATGTGCCATTTACATATGCACCAAACCCTTTTCCTAGTGGGCCATTACCGTAGTTTATTGTTCCGCTGTTTTCGTATTTAGCTTTTAGGTTTGCGTCGCCAGGTTGGTAGCCAGTCCTAAAGTATTCAGGAAGAGTTTGAGTTCCTTTTATAGTGCCTTTTGTGCCACTGCCTAAATCAGCTCGTGCCATTGTACGCTTGCCAGTTTTTAGGCTCATTAGAACGTCTGCTGCGGTTGCTACTGGGTTTACAAAACCTTTTCTGATAGCCGTTTCGCCAGTGTTGGCTAGTAAGTTACCTGCGGTGGTAACTGGAGAGGTAAGAAGTCCGGCTCGCCATATATTAACTGACTTGTTCCAGATGTTATCTGGTACTTGTTTCTTAACAAACTCATTAACCTTATAGGTAGCTTTAACCTTAGCTTCTGGGCTTGTAGCTGTTTTGACTGCTTTGGTAAGTGTTACAAGTTCTTTTTCAACTTCTGGGGTAACCTCAACTCCAGCTTTCTTCCATACTTGCATAGCGTGTCTGCGCAAGCCCTCTGGACTTCTGCGTGACATAATAGCTGCTGCTTGTATAGTTTGTCCGGCTGCGGTGAGGTGTTCGCTAATCTTGTCGTAGATTTCTGAGGCTTTTGCGTAGTTACCGTCTACGTCTAGTTTAGCTGCGTATGCTTGAGCGTTAGCAACGTCTTGTCCGCTAATAGAACCCCTTTTACCGTTTAGTGCTTCCATTAAGTCGTTTTCAAACTTAGCGTCACCTTTTTTCTTTAGATCCGTTAAAGCCTTGTTGTATCGTAGCTTTTCATTTTCTGGTGTATAGAGTGGTGCGTTCTTCTTTGTTTGCTCTTTAATAGGGTTAGATACATACTCACTTTGAGGTACGGTTTTAGAAGCGTACTTAGTAGACTTTTGTTTGCCTGCGCCTAGTTGTGGCGGTGTTTCTGCTACTGGTGGTTTCTTTGGTGGTGTAACACCTTGAACACTCGCTTTTGTGAGTGCCATCTCCTCGTTTACTTGAGGTACTACTCTTGGTTGTCTGACAGTCGTTTGAGTGTCTGCAACATCTGCGATGCTGCTTTGCGCTGTGCTGGTGTTCCTTGTAGAACCGCCTTGTACAATTGCGCTATTTCTTCCACTGATATTTGATTTTGCTGCTCTGTAGCTTGGTCGTTTGCTAAATCTTTCATATAGTTCCTTTGTTAATATATTATACTCCGCACCGTCAATACTTCCTGTACCTTTTAGTGAGTCGGCTATTTCCTTAAATGTTCCACCAAACTTATCTGCAAGTACATTTATATTCTTAGTAAACGTGGTTATGTCACCATTTAAGAACACGTTATCTAGTGCGCTCTTTGCATCACCGCCCACTTTTAGAGTTCCGCTTGGTGTGTTGTATGTGCGTTGTACTCCAGTTATCTTGTAAAGACTTTTTGGTGCGTTAAAGTGTTTAGCTATTTTATCTGCTATTTGTAACAAGTTATCGTTTGCGCTCTTATCAACACTATTGATAGCTTCTTTGCGTAAAGTATCAGCTACGTCTGCAAGTGCAGCGGATTCTATTCTATCTATCTCTGCCTGTGCTTTTTTGGCTATCTGAGTGCCGTATTCTTGTGGTAGTGATTCGCCAAGTAGTTTTGCTGTTTCTAGATCGCCATCTTTGATTGCTTTATCGGCGGCATCCATTACTTGTTTAATTTCTGGGTCTATAGCTGTCTTACCTACTTGTGGGGCATCCGGTACTCGTATTGGTTCGCCATTGATACCACCTCGGTTCATTTTGCCTATTTCTTGGTCAACTTGAGCTATGTAGCGGTTTATTTGTTCTCTTACTACAGGGTTTGTTTCACGTTCAAAAGCTAGTACTGCATCAGCTCGGTTGGCTCGGAGTGCTTTAATAGCAGGGTTGGCTACTTCAGTAAGTTTGTTGTCAAAAGTTTGTACTGCTTTACCAGTGTTTTTAACTAAGCCAGTGGTAGCTTTCTTAGCTACTGGTGCTAAAGCTGAACCTGCTACAAATGCCGTTGGTAGGGCTGCACCAAAAGCTGCACCCATTTTTACGCCAGTCATAGCTTCTTGAGCCGTAGCGTTGGGGTTGTTTATGTATGTTGATAGTCCGCCACTTGCACCACCCATAGCGGTTGTTTTAGCTGTGTCAGTTGCAAACTTTCCTGCGCCTGCTACAAGTCCGGTAGTGACTTTACCACTAGATTGTTTGGCTGCTTGATATGCTGCTTGCGTGACCGCTTTCGTATTACTTGCAACTCCCAACGTAGCGAGGTCTAAGGCTAGTGAGCCACCTGCTGCTATCAGTCTTTTTGGGTCGTTTTCAGAAGCTACTTTTTCTCTAATAGCGTCCATACCACTTTGAAAACCTTGTGTCTTGTTTAAGTAGTTGGCTGCACGTTGTTGCTGTTCTGGTGTCCCGTTTCGGTAGAGTTTGAGCATATTACCGTAAACTTGGGTGTCTATATCTCGTGCGATTTTCTCTGATTCTTGAGCGTTCTTAAAGTCCTGTGATTTAACTGCAAAGGTATTACCAACACCACGCCCCAAAGTTCTTGCGCCTTCTGTAGCACCGTCTACTGCTGCACGTCCGGTAGTAACTAATCTCTGGGCTGGGTTTAGGTTAATGCTCCGTTCGTCTATACCCATTTGTCGCTGTTGGTCTTGGTATAATTCAGCATTTCCTGATTCAATACGCTTGTATCTGTCCATAGCAGAGTTAGCATCAAATACGTCTGTAAACTTGTTGAATACGTTTTGTTTCGGTTTTTGAGCAACCTGTACCTGATTATTAACTACTACAGGTTTTTGTCTGACTGTTTGAGCTGGTGGTGCATTACGGTTCGTGCGAACAGTCTGTGCGGTTTTACCACCGTCAAAGGGGTTTAGCTGTGCTTCAGCTTCTTTTAGCCTGTCTGATAGCCAACTCATGTCGGCCTCCTATGCTTCTTCTTGACGTTTCTTATTTAGGAACTGTGAGTAAGGGCTGTATGCCTCTTGTCCGCCACGATTAGCACTTACGTTAGCTTTGTTTACGAAGTAATCTTTTAGTGAAACAGGCGCAACACTTACGTCACGAGCTGTTACTGCATTTCTGAATTGGTTAGGTAGTTGGTCAATAGTGTTTTGTGCGTTTAGGTAAGATTGTCGGTAAGGGTCTTGTGCTGCTCTTACGGCTTGGTAGTTACCACCCATAAGTGAAGCTCGTTTACCTGTAATATCTGCAAGTGTGTTCCAGATACTTTGTTTTTGTGATTCTACACCAGCTCGTAGGCTTTCTTCAGAACCACGCTTTTGTGCTTCTAGTTCGCCTAGTAATGCGTCGTAGTCTTCTTTGGTGCGGTCACGGCCAGTCTTTAGTTGCCCCATGTTAGTTGCGTAGTCACCAAGTACACCTGTGCGGTTTTGAGATGCTTCACGAGCAATAGCTGTGTTAGCGTCGTCCATAGCTGAACCACCACTAGCACCTGCAAGTCCTAGTAATCTGCGTACACTGTTCGCTAGAGTGCGTGAGTTAGCGTTTACTTTGTTGATACTTTGTTGTTTGCCGTAGTTTGTTTCGTATTCTTTTTGGTTGTAGTCTGTTTCAGCACGTCCGAATTGTGTGTTTGCTTTGTTTTTGCTTTGGTTGTATTGGTCAAGAATACTGTTAAGTCCACTACCTAGGGTGCTGTCTGCTGACTGTAGTAGTCTTTCGTAAAGTGATTTCTGATCGTCTAGGTATGCTAGGTCTGCTGGGTCGTAAGAAGAACCACCGCCTGAACCAGTTGTAATGCCACCGTTGCCACCAGTTACTCTTGCTGGGCCACCTGTGTATGCGTCCCACATTTCTTGGTTGTTATTTTGTACTTCATCTCTTGAGAAACGATAGCCACCGTTGTTAGGGTCACCCATTCCTAAGAAGTTGCCACTATTACTTGCCCAAGTGTCGTTTACTCGTCCGTCGTCACCTACTACTTGTAAAAGGGAATCTGCAACTTGGTTGCCTTGATTTGCAAGGTTTTGTAACCAAGAGCGATATGTTGAATCTGCCATATAGAAAAATCTCCGTGTAGAGCCTGATAGATTAGGTTTTACAAAGAGATTAGTCTAAATCGCAGAAGTGTTGTACGCCAATATCACCGTTTATTCCAAAACCAGTAGTTTCATAGTCTGGGTCCAGCATAGCTTTTTTGTGTGCCGGAGAGTTTAACCACCATTCTATAGCAGCGGCATTTCTATCGGTAGTTCCTGAACTAATGATATTTTCACTTGCGTATGTACACTGGCTTTGGCTTTTTAGAATATCTACCATATTCTCGTCTGTCACTGGGTCACGGTGGCTAAAGTAGTGTCTTGCTACCATATCATCTGCACGGCTTTGTGCAGTTGTATCTAAGCGTGTATCTCTCACAAGTGGTTTAACACCAGCTTTTGCACGTTCATCGTTAATCATAGTGAATAATATGTCTGCGTCTAGCAAAGATACTGTAACTACTGGCTTAACTTGCTCTGTGGCTTGCGTAGGGGCTATTTCAGCCGACTTTACTTCATAGTTAGCTAAATATATAACTCCGACTATTAGTGCCAACACGGGGGCTATATATAACCACTTCTTCATAGGTGCATTATAGTACATTGTTGTGTATTTGTCAATGACCGTTAATCTTCTTGTAAAACCTAATTATCAAGGAACTCTGAATTATCAGTTGTTAAATGATAGTTCTTTCTCTTGGCTTCGTAGAGCTTCCTTTAGCTTAGGTACAAGTGTAAAGTTGAATCTGAACTAGAGATGCCGATGTAACGGTTGTCTGTACTTATAATTATAGCATAAATTAACTGATATAATAAGCCCCCTTTGTAGCCTGGTTACTACATCAGCAGGTAAAACATATAGGTAACTTTCTATTACGGTGGTTAGTCGTTTAGTGTTAGTTCTCTTTTAAGAGCAAGCCAGGCACCTGGTTGTCAGGGGGTCGGACAGAGCCAGGGTTTTCGTCTGCTCTCAAATACGTCTTTGTTGTCAATAAGAGGTCGTACAACTCTCATACCTATAAGTGTTTGTACGTTTTACCTAGCTAATAAAAAGAGCCAGTCACTATCTAAATACTTGAAGTAGATAATGAAGCTGGCGTGATCGCTCTTGCTTAATTGCGTGGGTAAATCTCAACGATAAACTTACCCATATTATACCAAAAAGAAAAGAGCCGTGCAACTCGTTGAGGGATTACACGACTCTAGGCCTGAGTACATTATAACATACTATTTCAACACATTAAACCTACTCTTGGTTAATGCTCGTGGATCTTCCCATACATCATCTGCTGTAAGTCCGCCACCACCGCCAGTTGCTACACCAATAGCCTGTACTGGTTGCTGGTCACGAATAACCACGTTGTAACTGCCTGTAGTAGTGGTGTACGGTGTTGTGCCGTCATCGGTTAGTAGAACTGCGTTTGTGACTCTGAGAGTGTGGTTGGCTTCTTTTGGTTTTACTTTCCAGCCGTTCTGTAGATAGATATAAACAGGTATAGACGTTCCAGCATCTACATCAATGTCGTTACCGCCTACTTGTTCCATTACTAAGCCGTATTTTGAGTTATCACTTGTGAGAAACCAGTTTACCCATGCAGTCCATAGTGCTTTCACATCTAGCTCTGTGTCAGTTGTTATTGTTATGGTCTTAGAACCACCGTCAAAAGCGAGGGACATTATAACCACCCCCATTGTCTTCCGTGTCTAACGGCTGATACTGTAACCAGAGAAACATTATATTCTTTTGCTAGTTTTGTGAGTTCTCCACGTTTTACAGTCTTCAAGTCTTTAATATTTTGCGCTTGTTCTTGGGTTAGTTTTGCTTTCACGTTTTTCTCTCCTCTTTTATGAGTACCGTGTGCTAGCTTGTCAGCTTCGTTGCCCTTGTGCGTGTCGTATCTTAAATTAGTAAGCCTGTTGTTTGTTGGGTCACCGTCATTGTGGCATATCACCATACCATCTGGTCTTTCGCCAACGAATGCCAACATTACCGCCCTATGTGTGGGCATGGTGTTGCGAGTTCCATCAGCTTTCATTAGAGTGCAGAATGTTCTTAGCGTTCTTCCGGTTTTACTAACATATTTACTTTGTGCCAATAAACCAGGTGTGCGCTTTTGCCCTCTGCTATCTGCTGTAATCAATGAGCGTATTCTGCCAGCATCAGAGACTTCATATCTCTGTTCGTAGCCTGGTATTGGTAGCCATTTTTCAGAATTTGCCATTTTTAACTCCTATACTAACTTAGGTAAGCCCTATCTGTTTCTGCGCTTAGTGAGATTGATATACCTTTACTTCGTGAGATTGTACCTGTAGCGACTACTGGTTTAGCGTAGCCTGGGTTTCCTGCGATTACTGTAATTGGTGCATCTTCACCGTCTGAACCTGTACCACGTTGGGTGTTGCCGTCATAGTCGTAAGTGAAGCTGATTGAACTGCTAGAGATTGTTCCTGCTATGTCTGATGAGCTTGCATCGTCTACTGTGATTGCACCTGAAGTTCCGTAGTCGTTACCAGCGTTTGCACCAGCATCGTCATTAGTAAAGTACATTCGGTAATAACCAGCACCACCAGTCGTGAGGTTGCTAGAGAAGTTTAGTGTTCCTGAAGCGGTGTATGGGTAAGTACGTTCTACATCGTTTTGGTCTAAGAAGACTACTCGGTTTAGGTCGTTAGCAATAACACCATCTATAAACACTCCCGTAGTAGTGTAAAGGGTGTCGCCAACAAAGTAACATAGTGAGTTAGCTGTTTTACCAGTCACTGTACCAGCACCATCATCTATGTCAGAGTTTTGGCGTAGCTGATACTGTACAAAGGTATAGATTTCTTCTAGTGTTGCATTTGCGGTGGTGTTGTCTATAACGACTCGGAATGGATACGAGCCAATATCGTAGCCTGTTTGGTCTGTACCAAAGTACTCAATGCCAAGTGAGGTATAGGGTGCTGAAGAAGCTACCGTAGAGTCATCGTCTTGGATTTTAAGATCTGAGCCAACTGAGATAGGTAGCGACACTTTGTAAGCACCTGTTCCAGTTTCACCTACGTCTGCAAGAACTGCATCGTCATAGGTATAGTTATATTCTCGTAAGAACATCTTGAAGTATGTGCGGTTGTCAAAGTTGCCATTTGAAGCATCACCGTATACCTGAATACCCTCGTTTGGTGCATCGTCAAATGTGAAGTTGATAGCTGAACCACCACTTGCTCGTTGGTAGTAGAACTGTGCGCCTGAAGCAAAGCCAGAGGCTAAAGCTACGATACCTACATATTGTCGGTTAAGTACACCAGCGTTTGAGTATTCGCTCCAACCAGCATCTCTAATCATCTGTCTAGTGGTGTCGTCTGCTGGTTTCCAGCCGTTATAAGTTCCTTGTGGGTCTACACCAAACTCGTACTGTCCAGAACGTGCATCAAGTACGTTCATTGGGAATGGGTACGGTTTATAGGTAGTACCAGTTGCCCATAGGTCTACAAACTTTGCCCATAGAGCGTTACCCGTTACTCCGTCTTTAGCGACAAGGTTGCCAGCTTCTACTAATGTAAAAGTCTTCGCACTCGTGTCTATTGTTATTTCTGTTCCTACATTGAGGTCATCGGGGTCTACAAGCTTCATGTTTTTGCCTTTCTTATGTTAAGTAATCCCTATCTACCGTTTGTGACACTGGTACACTTGCGTTACTGCTCGTTAAAGCGTAGTTACGGATATAGAATGGTCTGTAACCAGTCTTGAATATCCCGATGTCCACGTTTTCGGTAGTAGAGTAAGTGTACGTTGTTGAAGTCCCCGAAATATCTTCGGATTGTTGACGGACTGTTTCCGTTCCTGCCTGATAAATAACTACGTCTGAACCAGTCACAAATCCAGATATAGTGAGGGTGATGGTGTCTAGTGGGTATAGGTTGTCGGTCTGTGCCGTAAGTGTTGAAGTGGTAGAGATACGAATGTAGGTAATGGCGTTTGTCGTTGAGGCGGTTGCCGTGACGATTCGGTACTTCAACTTGAAGCCGTCAGCAGGGTCTATGCCCGTTTCAGCATTTAGGTTTGCTCCAGTAAGGTCTTGCCAGCTACCGTTCCAGCCGTTGCCGTCGTTCTTGTCTATCTGATAATAGATGTCGTGGTTGCCCCATCGTGCACCTGATGAATAGGTGACGTTTGTTCCTGTTACTACTGGTGCGGTGCTTGGTAGGTCAGTACAGCCTTTCACGAAGTAGCTTTGTTCAATAATCACCTCATCGTTTACTGTTTGCATCGTAAGTTGTCCAGCAGAGGTGAACTTCGGTGTTCCTGCCACATAAGTCACAAGTGAGCTCGTTTCTGTGGTTGGTTCGTTCATTGATAGAACAACACGCCCTGCGGTATCTGAGGTGAATACGTCCCAGAAGTGCGTACCATACACAGAGGCTTGCCCTGTCGTGGTGTTGGTTGCGCCACAGTTCTTAACTTCGGTGTTAAGCGAAGCTACTACCATCGTGTCTGCTACATCTCCATAAACGTGTTCGTAGGTCATATTCTTATCTGAGTTTAGTGTGCTAATTGCACCCGTACGAGTTGGGGACATATAAACACGTTGGAACTTTACAGTGTCGTTGTTACCACTAGATAAGAAGATGTAAGCAGGGTTGTTTGCAGAACCACCAGATAAGAAGCTAGAACGGCTACCGATATTCCTGAACTTTAGATTAGATGACTGACCATAGTTAATCACTCCGAGATATGGGTGTACGTTAGCTATTGTGCCACCCAGCCCAAATGTTAGTCCGTCTACCACTATGTTGTCGCTAGAGGCTGAGATGACAATAGCGTAAATACCAGTTGTGTTAGTTGTGCCGACATACCTATCGCAGTGGTCATAGTCATTGATGGTGATATTCTTGCTTGTAGTTATTGCTAGTTGTTGGTTAAAACCTTTACAGTTGCTAATTGTAATGTCTGAGCTTTGGGTAATTTGAAAAGCCTGTCCATTTGAGCGAGCAAATGTTAAAATACCAGACTTTACGTTATCTAAGGTTACGCCCTTGTTATAAAGCATTTCAAAAGCGTGGTCATTTGAGCCAGCAGATGAACGGTGACTACTCCAGTTTGAGACTGTGCCACCTGCGAAGTTAGATGTAAGGGTTACAGTACGAGCGTCTAGTGATGCACTCATACCATTACCACCATCATCTATATCGAGGGCAGTCGCACACTCAGATATGTTGATGTAGTCAAATGTTGCAACGTGATTAAGGCGTACTGAATACGGTTGAGCGAATAGCATATACCAGTCGTTAGCGAAGTATTCACAGTCAATCGCACCAGCAGAAGTTGTGGTGAAGTCTGGTCGGGTCGCTGCGGTGGCACTCGGTAGTGCGTTGGTAGCTCTTGCACCAGTCGTACATTGTCTACCTAAGATGTTAGGTATGCGAACTTTACACCCAGAACCAGGCACATAGCCTACTGTTGTAGTTCCGTTATGCCCGATACGGATATTGCCGTTGGTTTCCATACAGACGAACTTAGAACGAGCGTCAGTACCTAAGTTGGCAGTAATCATTAAAGCAGCAGCGATTGCGGGGTAAAACTCGTATACATCTGAACCTGATGATGTTTCTATCCATACACCAGGAACGTAGGCTGTTGCACTTCCGTTGGTCGGTACTTGTATCTGTTGGTTGGCCGAACCCGAAGTATTTGTGAGGTAGAACCAATCGCCACGGGTTTGGAATATACCTAGTCGGGGAACGGTTATTGCAGTAGCTTGGTCGTGTACTACTTCTATCCAGCCTGTAACGTCTACACCATTAGCGGTTGCAGAGATACCAGAGAGTACATCATTGTCTACATAGGCTGCATCAGCTTCACGAAGCTTAATAAATCCCGAAGCTGGCATCGCAGCACCTACAGCAGTCGGAGCAGAGGTAAGTGAAGCCCACACTCCCAGTAGATAGCCGTTTGCACCAGATGTACCACCAGTAATTGTAGTTCCGACAGCAGGTACAGTCCCAGAACCGGCGTCAAACGGTAGCCAGCGTACATTCGTTGCATCTATGTAATACCCACCGCCTAGCGTAGAAGAAATAGTTACCGCACCGAGCGAACCAGTCATTGAAGCAGGAGAGTTAGCGTGCCAACGTGTATCAGTTCTAACAGTTAAAGAACCACCGTTAATTGTCATCGCTTCGCCAGCACTTCTGGCTGCATCTTCAAGATATACTGCTGTTGTTAGTGTTGCCATTAAAACGCCTCGTCAAATCTTTTTATTTGTGCTATACTGTGGGTATGAAAACTAAAGAATTTCCTATTTGCAAAGCCGATGGCTGTAATAGCTATGGAAGAAAAGAATCTGATAGACCAAGACCGTACCTTGCGCAAGGATACTGCAATAGACATTACCTCAAGCTTAAAAGATATGGTGACCCAAACGTGAAAAAGCACATCATGGACGGACGTGAATCTAGCCCCCTTCTCGTTCACTATCGCTGTATGTTTAACAGGTGCTACGACAAAAAATTTAAACAATATAAGGATTATGGTGGACGTGGTATTGTTGTTGGTGAAAGATGGCAGGGTGAAACAGGGTTTTGGAACTTTGTTGAAGACATGGGTGAGAAACCCACCCCTAAACATACGCTTGACAGGATTGATGTTAATGGTCATTACGAGCCTAGTAACTGTCGTTGGGCTACTCGCAAAGAGCAAGCTGCCAACCGTAGAAGTTTTGATAAATAGGTTAGAAAGCTTCATGAAACACTCCATAAGTTAATGTCGCAATAGCAGCCCACGCATCTGCATAGGTTGTTACTGAGCCATTATTAGTTTCTGTTGCGTATCGTGTCGTGGTTTCTGTAGCCTTTTTGATAAGCCATGTTCCGTCTGGTTTAGTGAATCCGTAGTACTCAGTGTCTGGTGTAGTGGTGTTGTCTGAATCATTGATAGCAAAGTCAGCAAGCGTTGAAGCTGAAGCTGTTATAGAACCAGTAATAGGTACTGCACCGGACTGAAGCTCAATAGGTACTGGTACGCCACTTTCGTTTACGGCTACCCAGCTAGATCCGCCACCACCGCCACCGCCAACAGGCTTTTCTAGCAAACCTTTAAGTAACTCGTTAGATTTCTTTAAGAGTTTTTCTACTTCTTTGTTGTCTGTTTTGTATTCAGGGAAGACTAGAGATTTAACAGATTTTACGACATTAGCCATTTCCTTTCGGAGTGGCTCAAGGTTCGGTGCTTCTACGTTTACAACAGGTGCTTCATGTTCACGTTCCTGTACGGTAACTGATAGGTCTTTTTCTTTGACTATCTTCTCTAGTGATTTAACCGCTTCTACCATGTTGGCAAATTGTTCGGTGTAGTCTTTGTCTTCTTTTTCTTCTGGGAGATTCTTTGGTATGAGTTTTGCTTCATCAAGGATAGACTTCAACACTGTAGTCATTTCAGTGAGGTCTACGTTTTGGTGTGTTTTTAGTGTTTCGTGTAGGTCTTCAACGGCTGATACAACTTTTAGTGCGTCTGGTGTAGCTATTTCTTTAAGTTGATTAACTACGAGCGTTTTAGAGGTTTTACCGTCTAAATAGTCTACGAGCATAGAAAAAGACTTAACTATGGTCTTCTGCAAATCAACGTTAGCAGATAATTGCTCTAGTCGTTTCTTGGTATCAAGTTCTGACTGAGCCTGCTGTTCTATGATTCGTTTTAGGTTAGTTAAGTCCATTTTCTACCTGTAGCTAACTGTTACGTTTACGTCTGCTGTTGTTGTGAACCCGATGTATAAACCAGTATTAAACGAAACATCTAGCACAACTGTCGTAGGTACGAATGGTGTTGTTGTGAATGTGTGGTTGAATATCTGTGTTCCGGTTTCTGATAGTGAGTCGTATACAATAACTGAACCAGCAGTAGGGGCTGCGTCATTACAGCTAAATGTAAGCGTGTGTAATACACCTGGACCAGCTTTAACTTGTGCGTCTGCTGCTTTTACTGTGTATAGAAATGGTGCGTCTGCCATAATATCCTTTCTTTAAGTGATTCCTGCCCCTCTAGGGTCGTGCATTTGCCCCCTAGTCACTGGGGCAGGTATTCACGTTGTTAACTACGCTTCAAATGTGAACGTACCGAGAGATTCTACAATTGCCCAGCCGTTTGCATCACCGTACTCAAGTACGATAAAGCTACCAGCAGGTTGGTTGGTGAAAATCACGTCTTTGTTGTCTGCTCCAGCACCAGAGCTTGCAGCACCAGCACCAGCGATTAAGTCTGATGCGTTAGGGCTGATAGTTACTGTGATGCCTTCTGCCCCAACTCGTACTGCATAGCGGTGCATTGTACCGACAGCAGGTAGTGTAAGTGTGCAAGTTTCAGTTACGTTTACAACCTTACCGCTGTGTGTGGTAAGAGCAAGCGTAGTGTTTGTTGCGACATCTACTGAGTTAGAGTGTCCGAAGCCTCTTAGGTCTACTGACATTTTTACTTCCCTTTCTTAGGGGTTGGACTCTTGAACCTAGAGAGTTCTTCGTCTGCAAGTTCCTCTACAGCACCGAAGCCCTTTGCTTTTGCGTTTTCGTAGGCTTCTTTTTCTTGCTGTTCACGTAGTCGTCTAAGGTAATTAAACTTTGCGTCAAGTTTTACTTCTTCTAGGTTTGTCAATGTTCTTGGCTTTTTAAGTCCAGCCTTTAGTTCGTTAATATCTTTTTCCATGTGTCCTCCGTTAGGTTTTTAACCTATCAGGACTACTAAGCCGTCTTGTGTATACCGATAACGTTTACTTTGTTGGTATCAACAAAAGCGTCGTAACGGTGGCGGTATTCAAGTAAGTCACCGCTGATTCCAGGTGGGTTGTTGTGTAGTGTGTAGTCTACTAACTTTTCTGGAGATACAGTTGCAACTGGGTGAGTGATAACTAAGTCTGTGTTAGCTGGCATACGTCCGCTAGGAACGATTACAACTTCACAGCCGTCTACTTGACCTAAGCTACCAGATTTGCGGTCACCGTAAGCCTTGTCGCTTGCAAGTACGAAACCTGATTGTTTTAGGAAATTGTAGTAGTCAGCAGTCATTAATGCTACACGGCCTTCTTCTGGAGCTTCATCGTCAGTAATCTGAGCGTTGATTTCAGTGAAGTTTGTGTAAGCGTTAGATGAGCTAGTAGCTGCGTCAGAAACGATGTCGTCACGGTTAGCTACTTCACCAGCAGTTACGATGGTTGCTATAACGTATGCGTCAATTTCTGGTACTAATACGTTCTTAGTTGCTTGAGCTAGGTACTTACCTGGCTTGCGAACCATCATAGTGTCCTGATAGTTTTTCTTGTCAATGATCTTCGTCCATGCACGATCTCGTAAAAGTGTCCATGTTTGAATTGTGTCTTCCACTTCGGTTGGGTTACCGTAGCGGTTTGCTCCGCCTGCTGCATCGTAGTTGCCCATTGTTGGGTCTGTTAGTGTGTATACGTTAATTGCGCTTACACCGTCCCAGCTCCAATCGCTGTTTACTACGCCAGAAGTCTTTTTGCGGGCTTTTAGAAGTTCTGAGGTTTTGCTCTCAAACTTTGATGCGTTGTTAATCGCCATCTCTTTAGCCTTTCTAAATTGAGAGGCCTACCACCTATTCGCTTCTTCATCAAAACCTTCCATGTCTGGGTCAGTCTTGACGGGTTTTGGTGTTTTAACAGGCGTTTTTACAGTTCTCGCCTTCTCCTGCGCCTTCTGTTTAACTTGCTGTCTTGCGCCAATACCTGCGATTTTGCGGAGGGACTCTGCTTTATCTTGTAAATATTGGTACACGTCAGCTTCCACTTTTATGAAGTTACCTCGTTCGTCCTTGACTACATACATTCGTTCAAAATCATCTAGTGACTTTGCTAGTTCCTCTTTCATCTCTGGCGTACCAGTTCTGAATAGGTCTATGTTTGCGAGTGCTTTGTCAATTCCTACTTGCAACTTCTCCTGAGTAAGAGCAGATTGCTCTTGATTCATGTGGTATTGCTTTACTTGCAATTCACGTTTTGCATACTCAAGTTCGTCGTCTTCGGCTTCCTGTAAGTAGCGGTTGAGGTTTTCCTCTTCACGTTTCTTACGTTCTTCCCGTAACTCTTTTTCTGCAATTCTGCGTTTTGCCATCTCGTCGTTAAAGCGTTTTCTCGCTTCTTCTGGAGATTCTGAGGTTGTGTCTTCCTCCACAGCTTCCTCTGAGTCTGCTTCCTCTTGAGTTTCCTCTACATCTGATTGTTCAGGTGCGTCCTCGGTTACTTCCTCGGATTCTTCTGCAACATCTTCCTCTGTTGATTCCTCTGACTCGTCTGCGCTTGATTCGTCTTCGGTAGATTCAAACGATTCGTTATCGTCCCAATCTTCAAACTCATCATTAGTTGATGTTTCAACGGGTTCGTTTTCCGTTGCTTTTACTGATTCATCATCAGCCATACTCACTCCTTCTTTTATTACTTCACGTTATTAAGCGTCGGTGCGCACTACAGTTTTGAAACTTGTGGGTTTAGAGTTGGAGGTAACTCTTATGGGCGGTCATAAGGAGGCACAACCGCCCGTAACAATTACCTACGAAACTTGAAATGTCTGTGATTGGCGTGTCCAGCTCCCTCGCAACTCATTACTTCACCACGATCTACCCAGCGGTGCGTCACTTGTGGTAGGTTGTTCAAATCAAAGGTAAACTCAGCTCTCTTAGCCAGTTCGTCGTGTATCTGTTTGCGTACTTCTTCTGACTGTGAAGCCTTGTATTCGGTTTGTAGTTCGTCTAGTCTATTGCTCATTGGGTTCTCGCATAATGTTTTTAAGACGTGATGCTAAGTTATCCATTGAGCCTTTATATAGGTTTAGTGATGCAATAACAGCGTTAGTAACCTCCTCTGGTGTAGTGGCTTCAATGGTTTCTAACAAAGCTAGTACGGTACGCTGTTTCTCTTTTTTAAGTTCATCAAGCACTACATTTACAGCAGGTACGAGTTTAGTTCGCTTATTTTGCTTGTCTTCTAGGCGTTGTTTGCGAGCCTCACGCTGTTTTTCTAGTTTGCTTGCTTGGCTTGATACGCCAGTCCATAGTAATGAATCATCACGCATTTAGTTCTCCTTGTGCCTGATTTAATGCCGCTACGATTTGTTCTTGAGGTACGCCAGCGTATTCTGCGTCTAGCATTTCAGCTGCGGTGTCTTCATCAATGCCATACTCTTGCATAACGGCTTCTAGGTTAATCTGTGCTTGTTCTGGGGTAAGTTCACCCTCTGGTTGTTCCATTTGACCTTGAGCCTGTTCTTGAGCCATTTGCTCTTGTGCCAACATTTCTTGGTTAGCCATATCAAGTTCTTCGGCTGATACTTCTTCTAATATCTTGTCGTTGTCAGTAGTGAGCTTGATAATAGAGCTAAACAGTTCACCGAGGTTTAACTTATAGCCTGATTGGAATAGTGTTTGTTCTATGGTTGGGTCAGTTGCTCGTAGTTCTACTATCTTTAAGAGTGATTCTAGGCGTTGCTGGTCATCAGTGGTTTTGTCTTCTTCAGCGTCTACTTCAAAGTCAAAGGTTGCTCGTGCTTCGTCCCAGATAATCTCTAGTTCGTTAGATGGGTTGCCTTCAGCGTCTACAGGGAACTCTAAGCCTGCGCTTGCTAGACGTTCTCGTTCGTCATCAGTGAGTTTCATTAGGTCTACACCCTGCATATTCGCAAAGGTAAGGTTTATAAGGTTCTTCGCTACTGCTTCAAAGGTGATGTTTAGGTTATCCTTGAAGTCCTCATCGTCTATAGATAGGTTCGCTTGTGCCATTTTAACGCCAGCAGGTGTCTTAGACTGTAGAGGGTCGCCAGCTTCAGCACTTACTGATACGTCGCCCATTGGTATTAACTTGTTAAGTGATGACTGATACATTTGCATACGGGTAGGTAGTTGGTTATATATGCCGTTAGCCATTTCTATTGTTTCTACGTCTGCATTACCCACATACCAGTTAGCGTCTTGAGCATAGACAAGTGAATCTTCGTCTATTTCGTCTTCGTTGCCTTTAATCTTCTTTGGTGGTCGTATACCAAGTTGCGTAGAGAGAACATCAGCTTGTCGCATATAATCTAGGACGTTCTGTGTACCGCCAGCGAGCTTAACTATTCCAACACCGTACGGGTTGTTGAAGTCCTGATAACAGTAGAGGTATTTAACAGGTATATCTCCAGTTGGGTCTGGGTTCTCCCATTCTCTTACTACTTGGTCAGTACCTTTGTGGTACATATAAAACGGTGATTTCTCACCACGTTGAAAAGCGATACAGAACTTTATGCCACCTTTAGTAACGGCTAGATCGTCTTTGCTCTCGTGTGTTTCTCGTGAGTCACGGTCTTGGGTGTGGTTACCCTCATAGATAGATTCAAGAGCTTTAACGTTCCACTTGTTATAGCCGTCAAGAGGGTTTTCTTTGGTTTCTTCTTTGGCTTGTTCTATTAAATCTCGTACTTGTTTGCGTGTGTAGTATACGTCCCAGAAGATAATGTCTGAGTCGTAGTCTGATACTTTACCAGCTTCTAACTTAACATCTTGTGCGTAGGGTACGATGAAGTCAGCGGTTACCTTTTCGTCCTTGCTCATTAAGAGAGAGATGATAGGTTGTCCGCCATAGATAGCAGCTTTACGAACAGCGTCTTTCCACTTACGGGTAAATGGTGCTTGTGAGTTTGCATTAGGGATAATCTTGTTTTCCCAGTATATATTCGCAAGTTCAGTTATCCATTCGTCATCAACATCAAGAGCCTTAGCACGTCCGGTAAGGTTAGAGTTTACAATTCTTTTAGGTAACTTAAATAAGGCGGCTGCGAGTGAGCCGTCGTTTACTTCTGGTAGGTTTTCATCTAGGTCGTCAATTAAGCCGTTATCAGCAAGTCTTTCATACTCAGCGTAGTTCTTACGCCATTCCTTAGCTTCTTTATCGGACTCTTCGTATAAATCTTTAAGTTCTTGAGGGTTAAAGAACGCCATATCCAACCCCCACTTGATTAAGTATTGCTTTACTGCCTCTTGTTTCTATGGCTCTCTTGTTCCATGCAACGGCAGCAGAGTCTATATCTGTAAACGTTCCTATGTATTCATCACGTCCGGTATTACGAATCTTAGCAATCCATTTTTTCCCACTAGCATAAACACCCCTGTATTTTTGAGGTCGGTATCTTTTGTTATAATTCTGTACTTCTGCAAGCACCCATCTACAGTTCTCTGGTGTGTAGTCACCGTTGTTGTCTATGCGGTCAATTGTATGTTTACTAGATGGTCGGTCACCCATATCTTCATAGAATGCCCTGAAGTCTTCCCATCGCTCGTTATACTTAATACCACGCCCACCATAGTATTTGTAAGATGAATAATTTTTGTTTGTACACCTCTGTTTTATGCCATTCCATACATGATATTCTGGAGATTTAGAAAGATTGTGCTTAACACCTTGAGTATTACCATGCTTTTTGAATAGCTGGTAGTGTTTATGGCAAAGCCCCTTAGCGTGGTGCTTGTTGTTACATTTATTCTCTGTACATTTTTCTAAGAAAAAAGCCATTTGCTCCTAAGCCTGTGATAGTGCTTAGGTACAAGATGGCTATCTATTACTTACATTATATCAAGAATGGTAAGGTTTGTCTATATGAGCTTATCTAGGTCGGACTTTTGACGTACAAACTTATAAGTATTCTCTACTTCTGCGGTTTTCTCGTTGTGTTGTGGTTCTGCTTTACATACAGGGCAGTGTCCACCCATAAACTCATACCATGATGGTTGATGGGGTTTTGCTTCGTGTCCTCTGTGTTCGGTGAGGTCTTCGTAGTAGGTTATCTTCATTACATTCTGCCGTATTGTTGCTTAAACTTAACGTATCGCTTGGTAAGTCTGATGTCTTTACCTGTTTTACGCTCTATAGTAAGTACGAGCTTTGGTGAACCCTCTAGTAGAACGTGATCTAAGGCACGAGTTACTTCTTCTTTAATGGTATCTGACGTAGCAAGAGTGGGCTTTTCTATCTCTTGTATTACTTGTGCGAGTTTCTCGTAGTAGGATTCTTGCTCTATGCTTACTGAGCCGTCATCGTTCTTAGAGTAGG